AGAACGCAAGCACGCATATCTAACCGGATATGTGTTAGATATCATCGACAACAGCTTTGATGGATGCCCATTGGCTGAGATATGGCATACCATGAGTAAAACCATAGACTTTGCGGTCTATGTTCGGATCATTAATGGATTGATTAGCCTTAAACTTATTACTGTCGATTGCAACCATATTGCTCATAGGGTGCAATCATGAACCCTAGATACAAACCCGATGAGGTAGAGTTTTATCGTGCCCTGTTTATGGCAGGGCCGGTAAAGGAAGAGGCTCGTAGGCTGGCCAGGAATGCAATCAGTAAGGCGATGCTTGCAAAGGGTAGCCGATTTGACTATCTGAGTCCTCAAGCCCAAGAGACAAAGATCACTCAATTGATCTTTGCCAATAAGGAAAAGTTCTATATCCAAGCCAAGTTCAACCTTGATGAGAGAGGATAAGACCATGGACCTATCACTCAGCAGCTTCCCACTTGCTATGAAGGACTACTTCGGTCTCAATGGCAAGGGCATTTCTGAGTTTATGGCCGAACTCCGAGCATTGACGGATGGTGATAAGACAGAGTTCCGCTCGATGCTTAAGGAAGTTGGTTATAAGCTGCCCTAGGGTAGCTAGATGCCATCCCATTTGTCGCTCTGTTCCTATGTGGTGGCATCTGACGATCCTAGTGATCGACCCCTGACAGCAATGAATAACAACCATGGTGTATGTTCAGGATCTCAGGGTTATCTTTCATCTAATGTGGAGTTCCACAAATGACTATGACTGAAGAAGTAGACGTCGAAGTAACGGCAGAAGAGGACATTGATGCTATTGTCAATGTTCCAATAACAAAAGCCAAAGGCACAATCAAGGTGGATGCGTCCAAAACGCCCATCCACATGCATCGTGAGGCGATTAGGCTAGGCTATAAGGCTTTGCTCAATCGTGGCATGACCAAACTCACCAGGGAATCATTTCCGGAACCTGAGAAACTCCGTGAAGCGGCAATGGATCAGGCACAGAAGAACCTTGAAGCGCTTTATGCTGGCAAACTCCGTGTTGCTGGCGGTGCCAAGAGCGATAAGGTTCCACGTGAAGTAATGACCGAGGCACGTCGCATTGCACGGTCATTGATCAAGGATGAACTCAAGCGGTCTGGCGTCAAGATCAGTCTGGTTGAGAGCTCTGAGATTACCAAGGCAGCTAACGCATTGTTGGCAGCAAATCCCCAAATCATCGAGCAGGCAACAGAGGAGGTAGAGAAGCGTCAGGCTTCGAAGATCAAGGTGGATGTTGGCACCATTGCTATCAGCGCAAAGAAGATGAAAGCAGCGGAAGCCAAGAAGGCCGAGAAGGTTCTCAGCCAAGCTAAAGCGGGTAAGATTGCGTCTCGTCCCGCTCCCAGAATGTAACTCTAACGGGGGCGCAAATGCCCCCAACATCTAAGGAATAGTATCATGGAAACGGAGACTGCTATGCGAGAGTACTTCGAAAAGGTGGTAAATACCGTAAGGGAACTTACCACATCGGCAAGCAGAGTTGAAGGGCTTCAGAACGATGTCAACAATCTGCTTAGCCGAGTATCGGCTCTCGAGGAGAGTAACAATCAATTGCGGCATGAACTCCAAACGGAGCGTGACCTCAATGCCGCACTACAGAACGAAGTCGAGAAGACCAAGGCTGCTGCTTTCGCCGCCAATGAGCATGCGAATGCTCTACAGGCCGTGATCGTTGCAGGCAATAACGAAGTAGCCTCGCTTAAGGGCTCACTCAAAGGCGAAGAGGATTCCCATACCATTACTCGTGCTGATCTTGCAGATGCACGTCGGGCATCGCAGGAATGGGAGTCTCAGTATGTGGCCACCAAGCAAATGCTCGATACTGCTACGCAGGATCGTGATAATTGGCAGGGCCAAGCTCATACTGCACAACAGGAAGTTCGGAGCTTACAGGCACAATTGGATAGGATCACAGCGATCCTTAATCCACCTCGGCCTGTAAGTGCAGATGTCAGCCAAGTAGCTTAATCTAGGCTGGGAATAAGCCGCCATAGTCAAATGATTATGGCGGCATTCTCATATCTGAACGGAGACAAAGATGTCATATCGCAAGATAGGTGGCCTTCATTTCGTGAGAATATGGAGGTTTGGTTTCTCTTGGTATTGGAGCAAGCCCAATGGCCTATAGTCTCAACGCCAGAGATCAAAGAATACTCGTGAGGTTCTTTGTCAGTGAGTATGACAATGATCCTATCGGGGTAGCAGAATGGTTAGACAATGAAGACTATTTCGAAACTGAGGAAGAAAGAGATAGCTTCATTGAATTAGTAAGGAAAGCCAGCCATGACAAACGTAAGTGAACTACCCAAGCACGTTCTATCAATCACTCGCCCACAAGCCAGACATCCTTATGGATGTGCATGGAAGTGGCGTGGTTACCATGGATGTCGCCAGACTATCCATCAGGGCGATGTCTATGTTCGAGTCGTCTGGCAAGATGACGATGATAAGGTCCATTCCGATCATATCTGCGTTCCATGTTGGTCAGAATGAACCAATACGATAAAGATACCAGGATAGCAGGCGATATATGGACTATCATCTATATCGTGTTGATAGTCCTTATTGCCCTATTCTACTATTGAGTTTAGCCAAGCTGGTAAGTGGCATGATAACACTAGCAGCCGGAGGGTACAATCGTCACATGAAATCTCCTCATGTGGGTGACCTCGCCTATATCCAACACCGTCTTGTGGGCGCCCAATAGTGGTCTACGTTCTGTGGGATAGGACTAGGGTATAGGGTATCTGATCCGGTAAGGGCCGCTTCCTAGGGGCGGCCCTTTTCATTTAGACCGCCTCACAGTCGCCCTACGGAGCCCGCCCGTTCGTTTTGGGGATCGGCCCTTGGGTGCCCTACCGGCCACCACCCCGGATCGCACCAGCGACCTCGCCAGGGCAGAATTGAACAAACCAAGAACAAATCAGATAAATAAAAAGGGCCGGATTGAATGTCCGGCCCTTTCGCTTATGTTAGGATTATCACTGCAAACGCAATGGCTAGTCCTATCTCAATTGCCAATAGTGTGATACTGGCAATCGCAGCATATACCGCCATCAGTACGATTGCCCATTGGTCTTGGCATTGGCCAGAAACTGCGAGAGGGTCGGTCGCTTAGATGCAGTGACAACCGCCTTATCAACCATCTTGCCAACACTGATTTGCAACTGACCCCAGCGGGTATAGAACACGCCAGTGATATCATAATCAGCGCCAAGGTTGATTTCCTTACGCAGTTGCGCCAATAGTGAACGCTTTGCATCCCTATCGGCCTCATACGTCCGCTTCTGTGCCACGATTAAGGCCCGAACATGCTCGGAATACTCTGTGGCATTGATGTCGAAATACTGTACTTCTCGCTTTGTCATTGTCTTAGTCTCCGTTATGGCCATGCCGATGTGGCCGGCCGACGATCCGATCATATCCCGACGAATTTGTTCTTGTCAAGGGCAACGAATCGTGAACAAAACCAGAAAATCAATCACGAAAACGTGATAATTGATCACAATTTTGTTACCAATGTCCCTGACATAAACCAGAATCCGATTCATTTGGTTTCACCAATCATCCACCTAAATAAGTCATTAAATAATCCAATATGACATTCCCTTCATTGGATTATTCGCTATATGCTGATTGCCCAATGACACGAGTTCCCGCCTCATATGATCTGGAATATCCCTCATAATCCTTATGGCCTCATTGAACTACCCCCCCGGTATGTCGTCCGTTCTGGAATATCTTTAAAAAAAAAAATTTTCTATTCAAAGTAGAACACAACACCCACATACCCACCCCCCTCTTCCATGAGCCAACAAGGATTATGAGGGTAATTCTAGACTAAGCCCTAGCAGACTATGGCATAGATCCGACTACCGATCGTAGTCAGTTTGCTATTTGTTCGCTTATTGTTCTCGATTGGTTCTTAGTCCGAATCATGAACGATTGGCGAGCAGACCATGAACCCCATCGGCGAGGGCCGGTGGGGGTGGGGGTGGGGCCCAAACTCCTCGTGCGTGCGCGCGCGCGTATCTCTCCGCATATTTTGTGCCAATCTGCAAGCCCATACCTAAGATTCCCCCACGCGTTGTTTACAAACTGGATTTAGGGCTTGACAAATCGGGGGAAATGTGATATACTAGGGGGTTAGACTCGAGGACTGCCTGTGATGGGACCTGGCAGACCTGCGATGAGGCCACAGATTCAAGCCGTTAGGGAACTGACGGTTGAGGATATCCGCGGCCTGCGCAAAGCCCACACGGCGGATTCAATCCAGAGGTTTAGGGACAGTCATCATTTGATGGCGAGGCTTTTTGCTAGTGGGATGAGGGTTAAGGAGGTTGCGGAATTTACTGGCTATTCGATTTCTAGAGTGAGTCTTTATCATTCCGCCCCGGCCTTCCAAGAGTTGATTGCAGAAAAGAGAAAGGTGGTTGAGGAGGTTTTTAAGGACAGACTTACTGTCCTCAATGATATGATTTTGTCCAATGGGATGAAAGCTGAGCGGAAACTCAGTGATAAGCTGGACGATGATGATGAGATTGAGGAAATGTCGGTCCGGGAGCTTGTGTCCATAGCTAGGGATGCGGCCGATAGGGTCGGACTCTCGAAGAGGACAGTTCAGACTAATGTTAATGTGGATTTTGCTGCTATGCTGGACAGAGCTATCGCCCGTTCGTCCCAACTGCCCCGGTCTGGCGACCTGAAACTCGTTAGTCCTCCTACCGTGCCGCCAGATCGGGGGCTTTCTCCTAAGCGGAGGCTCTGATGAGTATCGGGTTGGTGTTTTGGATTCTGATGTTGTTGTGGTTGGTCTTGGGGATCTATCTAGCATGGCCAACGCCCCATTGGCCGGCGATGGGCGGGAATCTATTGCTGTTTATTCTCCTGTTGCTGCTTGGTTGGCATAGCTTCGGTCCACCGATACATGGGTGATAGATAATGCCAAAGAATGGGCAGTTCGAATATCCCCAAGAGCCATGGACGGCCCAGTATGCTAAGGCACCGCCTGGGGCGATCGAGGGAATTGGCCGATCCTGGCAAGAACTAATGGGAGTGAAGAAGAAAAAGGAGACTAAAGCCTCTGAACTCCCGGCCGACACCCCGAAGCTTGGGCCAAATGAGGAAATGCATAAGGATTTCTCTGCTTTGCCAGATGATTGGGCACATATTGAGAGAACTGAAAATGGCCTTAAGGTCCGACGGGGTTATGCCTGATGCCCTACGAGGATCTGATAGAAAAACACTTCCGAAGGGTAGGCTTAGACCCGGCTTGGGGCAGAAAGATCATGCAAGTTGAATCGGGTGGGGATCCAACCAACGTAACCGGCAGATATCATGGGCTCATGCAACTAGACCATAAGGAATTCAAGAATAATGGCGGCAGCGGTTCGATTTATGATCCAGAACAGAACATATCGGCTGCTGCGAACAAAATGGCCAGAGAAAAGCTTCGTTTTGAGCAAAAATATGGTCGAGAAGAGCGGCTGAAGGATATGTACTTGATCCATCAACAAGGCGAGGGCGGATACGACGCCCATATGAAAAATCCCGATGCCCCGGCTTGGGAAAACATGTATTCGACTAAAGAAGGCCGGGAAAAGGGTGTTGAATGGTCGAAACGGGCTATTTGGGGCAATCTATCCGATAAAGAGAAGGCAAGATTCGGTTCTGTCGAAAATGTAACCTCTGGGGACTTCACCGGAGTGTGGGGAAGCAAAATGGAGGCCGGTGGACCCTGGACAGGGAGTGAGCCTAAGCCCGACTCTTATGAAGCGGCCCAAGCCTCACTTAAACCAGCCGATGCTGCGGCAATTGAGCGAAGAACATTATTGGGCAGAGAGTCTGAGGCGGTAGATAAGAAGAAATCATACGAAATCCCATTCGAGCCAATTGAAACGCCACAGTTCGGTTTCTCTACTCCTGACATTCAATTATCCAGGGTTGACATTTCTGCGCCTACGGTCCCAGGCCTCCGGAGGCGTGCATGACACCAGCCCTGCTAGACTGGCTAGCCTCTTGCTCGAAGCACCCCACAGCCTTCGTGATGGGTGCTTTCCCATGGGGCGAGAGAGATTCTCGTCTAGCAGGGTTCCCTAATGGGCCAGAGCCTTGGCAGAGGGAGATTCTAGATCTAATTGGTAAAGGCTTGCTCGATATCAATCGAGCCATTCAGTTGGCGGTGGCTTCAGGCCACGGGATCGGCAAAACCGCTCTCGTCTCTTGGATCATTCTCTGGGCCCTCTCCACGAGGCCCGACACCAGAGGTGTGGTCACCGCCAACACTGAAACTCAATTAAAGACTAAGACCTGGGCCGAATTGGGCAAATGGTTCCATATGTTCTTGGCCAAGGACTTCTTTCAGCTAACGGCCACGGCTATCTTTGCGAAAGACAGCGCACATGAAAGAACCTGGCGTATTGATATGGTGCCATGGTCGGAGCGAAATACGGAAGCATTTGCTGGCCTCCACAATAAAGAACGTCGAATCCTTGTGGTATTTGACGAAGCCTCGGCCATCCCTGACATCATTTGGGAGACAACAGAGGGTGCACTTACGGATGCTAATACGGAAATCGTCTGGTGTGTATTTGGCAACCCGACTCGGAATACCGGAAGGTTCCGTGAATGCTTTCCTGGTCAACGCCACGCTAGGGCTTGGAAGTCTAAGCAAATCGACTCCAGAGAGGTCAGCCTCACCAATAAAGACCAACTCCAGGGCTGGATTGACTCGTATGGCGAGGATTCGGATTTCGTCCGCATCCGTGTGCGTGGGGTCTTTCCCCGGACTGGCGAGATGGAATTCATATCTGCGGAAGCGGTCGATGCTGCCGCTCTCCGTCAAGAAATCGCCGGGGTTATGGATCCGTTAGTGGTAGGCGTAGATGTGGCAAGGTATGGAGCTAATGAATCCGTTATTTGGTTCCGTAAGGGACGAGATGCTCGTAGCATTGCGCCCATTCGAATACGTGGTGCATCTACAGTCGAGCTTGCTGGAAAAGTCTCTGAATGCTCGCAGCGATACCGAGTTGATGCTATCTTTGTGGACGGCGGCGGGGTTGGCGGCGGTGTTATCGACCAGCTTCGGGCTCTTCGGATCCATTGCTTTGATGTGCAATTCGGATCTAAGGCTCAATCGATAGGTTATGCTTGGGGCTCAGAAGGGGAGAAATATGCAAATAAAAGGGCAGAGATGTGGGGGGCTCTAAGGGAATGGCTGAAGACTGGATCTATACCTTCCGATCCAGATCTTAAGGCCCAGCTTGTTGGGCCCACTTATACTTACACTGTTAAGAACGAAATTCTCCTCGAAAAGAAAGAAGACATGATGAGGAGGGGCTTAGATTCCCCGGACCTTGCAGACGCTCTTGCGTTAACCTTCGCAATGCCTGTTGCCGCACACCAACATGCTGGAAGGGAAGGTCCGGGGAAGCCTTTAGTCGAAAGTGAATATAATCCCTTTGATAGGAAATGGATGGGCGATTTTCCGGTCGAGGAAGAGCGCAGGGAGGTCGCATGAGCTTTATCTCCAATCTCTTTGGTGGTGGTGGTGGTGGAGGAGGGGTTCCGCCTGGAGTTAACGTAACTCCAGCGCCGCTTCCAGCCGTTCCTGCGCCGCCTACGCCTCCAACGCCCCCGGCCCCACCGCCTATATTCAATCCCGGGTCTGCTCCTGGACCTAAAGGGACTGGAGTGGGTATGGGTGGGACGCCGGGGGCAATCTCAGCTGCTACCCCACAAGTCTTGGGCGTTGGTGCCCTAGCTGGTCAGAAAGCAACTAAAACTCTGTTAGGTGCGTGATGCCTACTGTTCCACAGAGCTTGGATCCCGAAGCCGTAGCTAATCCACAAGGCATGCTTACCCCTCCCGGCCCATCGCAGATCTTGCAAGCCGCAGCGGTCATGCATGGGCTTGGCCGGCTGGGCTCAGCATCCACATCCCTGGGCCCAGCCGGAACTGCCGGGGCCAGAGGTCCAAGAAGAATGAAGTCGCCTAAGCATGCCCGTTAGCCTACCAAGAACTAACGAAAGATATCCTTCGCCTGAGGATTTGGCATTGCATCGGCATGTCAATGAACGACTGCTTGGCCTGAGGGTTAATAGGTATAGTTGGTGGGTCCATGGCCGAGAACTGGCAGATTTCCTCCTACCCCGGAGGTATAAATGGTTGATTACCCCGAATATGATGACCAGGGGATCCCCTATCAACCAACACATACTGGATTCAACTGGAACTCTTGCGGCCAGGAACTTAGCCAGTGGAATGATGTCTGGTATCTCCTCTCCGACCCGGCCGTGGTTCAGGCTACGAATAGGCCGACAAGATTCTACGCAAACTTCCCCAACGTCTTTGTGGCTTGCGGAATGCGAGAGACTGATGATGCTCGTGTTCCAAGAATCCAATTTCTACAATTCCATAGCGATTGTGTACTTCGATCTTGTTATATTCGGTACTGCTGTAATGCTAATATACGAGGATTTCGAAGACGTAATTCATTGTTATAATCCGTGCTTTGGGGAATTCTATCTTGATAACGACGGGAAATATAATCCTGAGGTCTTCTTTCGAGAGTTCACCATGACCGTCGATCAAGTGGTCGATATGTTTGGAATCGACTGTGTAAGTGATCAGGTCAGACAATTGTATAGTGAAGGGAAAGCTGCTCTAACCAGGGAGATAATCGTAGCCCATGCGATTGAGCCTAACACCGACGCACGTAAGTTCGGTATTCCTGGCCATTTCAAGTTCCGAGAATGCTATTGGGAGTGGGGAGGATCCACGTATCCCCAGGGAGGCTATGCTCAAGCTCCTGGATTCCTTAGAAAGGGTGGCTATCACGAGAACCCTGCGATCGCTGTTAGATGGGACCTCGTATCGAATGACGCATACGGTCGCAGTCCCGGGATGGATGCTCTCCCAGATGTTAAGCAGTTACAGCAACAGGTCAGACGTAAAGCTCAGGCGATTGACAAGACTGTAAACCCGCCGATGGTGGCTGATATTCAATTAAAGAACCAGCCGGCTAGTCTGCTCCCAGGTGGGACGACGTATATCGCAGGAATGATGCAGGCCAACAATGCCGGATATGCTCCCGCTTATGGAAACTGGAAACCTGGCATTGCAGAGATTAGCGAAGACCTTAACGAAGTCAGAGATAGAATTCGTCGCACATTTTATAATGACTTATTCCAGGTCATTTCGCAATTCCAGACGAGGTCTAACGTTAGTGCTACCGAAATTGACGCTAGACGGTCCGAGGCATTGGTAATGCTAGGGCCGGTTCTGGAAAGGATCGAATATGAACTCCTGTCCCCCATCATCGAACGAACCTTTGCAATTATGGCTCGAAATGGGGTGCTTCCACCAGCACCCCCAGAGATCCAGGGACAGAACATCGACATCGAATATGTATCAATGTTGGCTACCGCTCAGCTGGCGGCGGCCACCAGTGGAATTGAAAGAACACTGCAACTTGCCGGCGGACTGGTTGGGGTTAATCCAGAAGTGATGGATAATATTGATATTGATTTCGCAATCGAGAAGTACTCGACCTTGATGAATAATGATCCGAGAATGATTCGCAGTCCTGGTCAGCTTCAGGCTATAAGGAAGATGAGGGCGCAACAAGCACAACAGCAGCAACAAGAAATGATGGCCGAGAGGGCGGCCAAACTGGCCAAAGGCGCTGAGACTCTGAGCAACGTCGATGTTGGGGGAGGGAGAAACGCACTACAAGCAATGACGGGTGTCGGATGATAACACATGTAATAGCCGTAAGGCTGAGCGACGTCGAATGGAACGCTTGGCAGCATCTATGCCAATCAAATCACTGCTCAACCCAAGATATGCTCCATGCTGTCGTTACGGATGCTCTAATAGACGAGGGCTATGATGGCCTACGATGCCGGGAACCGGAAGGACGTCCGAGCGCTGGAGAAGGAGTCGAAGTTCGAGAACCAGCAACGGATGGAAGTGATAAAGGGAATAATGTCTGTACCACCCGGCAGGAAATGGATGTACGACCTGTTGTTCCGGTGCCATGTGTTCAGCACGAGCTATTCGGACCTCGGCCTGAGGATGAGCTTCATGGAAGGACAGAGGGAAGTAGCAATCTGGGTGTTAACGGATATAATGTCAGCATGCCCTGACAGTTATGTCGAAATGATGAGGGAAGCAAATGAGCGACAATCAGCCATCGACTCCAGGCTCAGTCGAAAGGACGCCTACGGGGGAGATAAAGGATCAGGGCCAGACGACGGCTCCGGCGGCGACGACGCCCCAGACATCTACGACGACGGAAACCGGTACGACTACGACCGAGCAGAAGTCGATTCTGAGCGGTGATGGGAAGTCGCTAGCTAATCAGGGGACGCCAGGAGCCGGCGAGGGTGCGCCAGAGAGCTATGCTCCGTTCAACGTGCCTGATGGGTTTACCCTTGATGAGGATCTAGCTAAGGAGATTGGTCCTAAGTTCAAAGGGATGAACCTCAACCAAACTCAGGCTCAGGAGCTTGTCGATTTCTATGTCACTCACACTAAGGAAGCGGCCAATGCTCCGTTTGAGCTTTGGAGGCAAACGCAAGAGAATTGGGTCAAAGAAGTGAGGGCCGATCCTGTTCTTGGCCCGAGAATCCCACAGGTAACTCAATCTATCTCCCGCATGATCGACACCGTCGCTGGCGCCAACACCAAAATCGCAGCTGATTTCCGGCAGGCTATGGACTTCACTGGCGCCGGCAATCATCCAGGGTTTATCCGGATGTTCTACGAAATCTCCAAGCTTATAACCGAAGGGACTCATGTGGCTGGTAGAGGCCCGAGTCCCGCAGGTCAACGTCCGCCAGGGCAGATGCCAAGTGCGGCCCAGGCGATGTACCCGAATCTTCCATCAGGAAGGTAGTCCCAGCCCCAGAGGGGTTGAACCGCAAAGGCGCAGATGGGCAACAAGCAGCAAGGAGTAACTCTAATTTAGGAGGCCATCATGGCCGTGATTGGGGCAACCGCCCTAACCTACGCTGATTGGGCCAAGCGCCTTGACGACGGCTATCATGTAGCCGTCATCATCGAACTGCTTTCCCAGACGAACGAGATCCTCGATGATATGTTGGTCGTGGAAGGCAACCTTCCCACTGGACATAAAACTACGGTTCGTACTGGTCTACCACAGGCAACATGGCGCCTACTTAACCAGGGTGTGCCAAATGCCAAGTCTACGACAGCGCAGATCGTGGATACATGCGGTAACCTGGAGACTTACGCCGTCATTGACAAGGATATCGCGGACCTCAACGGGAATACGGCGGACTTCAGGCTTTCGGAAGTAAAGGCTTTCCTTGAGGGCATGTCCCAACAAGTTGCTGCGACTCTGATTTACGGCAATCAGTTTGTGAACCCTGAGCGGTTCACAGGCTTTGCACCAAGGTTCTCAACGAAGACAGCAGCCAATGCCCAAACAGCCAACAACGTCCTTGACGGTGGTGGCACAGCATCCACCAACACTAGCATCTGGATCGTCGTATGGGGTCCAGATACCTGCCATGCCACATTCCCTAAAGGCAAGATCACTGGCCTTCAACATAGGGATATGGGCGAATGGCCGGTCCTCGACGGATCAGGTAACACCTACCAAGCCTACCGTGACCACTTCAAGTGGGAAATCGGACTCGTGCTAAGGGATTGGCGCTATGTCGTCAGAATCGCCAATATCGACATCACCCAGCTCACCGGAGTCAACGCAGCAAACCTCATCAACCTCCTCGTCCGAGGCCTCTACCGACTCCCCACCGCCCCCGTCAGCGCAACTACGATCCAAACGTCTGACACTCCCGAAGTTAGGGCCAATATGGGGCGAACGACGCTTTACTGTAATCGTGTCATTAGAACTTACTTGGATCTCCAAGCAATGAACAAGACCAACGTTCTGCTTAGGATCGAGGAGTTCGATGGCAAGCCCATCACGACGTTCCGAGGCATCCCAATCCGTACTTGCGATGCCATCCTCAACAACGAAGCACAGGTGGTGTAACTATGATTCTCGACGCACTACTGGCCTGGTCCATCAACCAGAACCTTGCGCAAGCTACTGGCAACTATGTCAGCAC